GTAAAATAATGGGACCAATAGTAGGAAAGTTACTAACTAGTTTAGGAACAGAGAAATTACTTAAAGCTATTATCTTACACCTAGGTGACTATTTAGTAGAAAAGTCATCTAATAAGCTTGATGATAAGCTTTGGGGTGAAGTTAAAAAAGCGTTAAATAAAAAATAGGAGGTTTCATTGAAACTTAAGAAACGTGGTATCGTAATACCAGACCAGCATTATCCATTAGAAGATAGAGCTGCAGTAGAGTGTGTTAAAAAAGCAATACTGAAAATAAAGCCAAAAGTGTTTGTGAATCTTGGTGATGTAGGGGAGTGGGATTCTGTATCAGCCTGGAAATATAAAGATAAGAAATTACCACCACTTGAGTTTCAACTTCCATTAGTAGATGAAGAAATAAGATTAGTAAACAATGGACTGGATGAGTGGGATGAAGTACTTAAAAAAGTTGGATGTAAAGAAAAGTATTTACTCCAAGGTAACCACGATCTCTGGTTGGATAATTTTGCTAATAAATATCCTTATCTTTCTGATTACACTTTTTTCAAAGCGTGTAAAATAAAAGAAAGAGGATATAAATATACGGAGTATAACTTACCTATCCAGGTAGGTAAGTTAGCTTTCTTTCACGGTGCGTTTGCAACAACGTATCACGCAAAGAAACATTTAGAAACGTATGGAGAGAATGTAATGTATGGACATACGCACGATCTTCAAAGACATACGCAAACAAAGCTAGGCGGCAATATAGCAGCTTGGTCTTTAGGATGTTTAAAGAATATGTCTCACGAAGATAATAAGTGGCTACGTGGTAGATTACATAATTGGGCACACGCATTTGCAATCGTAGATTGGTTTACAAATGGTGAGTTTAAAGTAGAAGTAGTAGAAATAATTGACGGTAAGACAACTGTTTGGGGTGAGATAATAGATGGAAACAAGTAATACCATATCAGATGATGTAAAAGGTACATCTATAAATAACAGTAGAAGAAAATATAATTTTACTGCTAAAAAGAAAAAAGTTAAAAAGTTAAAAACAATGATGGACGTAACTAGAAACAAAAAGGTAAAACTATGATTAGCACAAGAAATCAAACAAATCCTTTAAAAAGGAAAAAAAATAAAACTGGTCAAATTGGATATTCGCTAGGAAATAAATTAGGTATGGGAAATATTAAAGGCGGTAAAACTTCTTTAGATAAACTCATTGAACCGTTTAAAAGATATTAATGCCAAAAAAAATATTAAATATTAACAACTTTAGTGGTGGTCTTAATGAAAAGACTACTCCAAGAGACTTAGCACCTAATGAGTTTCAACGTGCAGATAATATAAACAATGAAATTCCTGGTAAGTTAACACTATTTGGAGAGTCTGTAGATGGACCGTATACTGGTAATTTAGGTCCTAGTAATGACTATATAACGCTTTTACAACATGGAACTGGATTACATCATATTAATTTAGATAGAGATGTAGACGACGAATCTATAGGTCCTAATCAATATTTATTTATAAATGATTTTTCAGATTCTAAGGTACGTATTATAGATATTACTTCAACTGGTAGTTTAGCTACAAAAACTATTGAGTATGGAAATAGTGCTTGTAATATAAATATGTATACAATTGATGGATCAACAAGAATAATACCAAAGTCAACTTTAGGTACAAATCAATCAAAAATTTTTGAATATTATAATTATGAAAGAAAGCTAGGAACTACTAGTACAGATGCAATTACAAATACTCAAGAATTATACGATACTTCTAATATGGATTTAGCTCCTTTAAAAGGAGATACGTTAAATTATGATGTAGAAGATTTGCATTTTGCTAACTTTTTTGATCCAACAAATAAAAGCGAAGTATTTTTATTTGATAATTATAGTGTAAATAGTGTACAACAAATAAATAATGTTGATTTATTTGATACTTCTGCTTCTAATAGTTTATACGGAGAATTAGATAGTTATCCAAATCACGGAACAGATAAAGGTTCTATGGCATTTATGGCTCATTTTACTGATTCGACATCAGATGACACTGGTGGTTCTATTTTAGTAAGTCATACATTTAGATATGGATTATTTTGTTCTTTGGTTTATAGATCTCAAGATGGATTAATTTCTCAAGAATCTTATCCAGTATTTATAGGTGTAGCAAAACAAACTATTACTGCAATTAACAGTGCAGACAGAAATCAAAAATTATACATACACGCTGTTGGTAGAATGGGTGAACGTGTTAATAGAGTAGCAGGATTTAAAGTGTATTGGGCTAGAATAAGTAATTACGTAGATATAGGTGGAACTTCTAATCGTACTGGAAATGTAGGAGCTAAATATTTATTGTGCGAAGTAGATTATGAAAAAGGATTAAGATTAGGAGGAGAGCAAGATTATGCTTCATTTAGAGTAAAAGATATTACTGCCAATAATAATCAATTTATTTTTCCAGAAGATGCTTGGAATGGAAGTTCATTAAGTACTTCAAATTACGTTACTTTAAAACCTTTAGCTTTATCTTCTTTGCCAGTTACAGAACCATATACAGGATCTAAAAAACCAAGTGGTATTGGTAGAGCAGGAACTACGTTTCAAACTAGCGTTATGTTAAATAGAAGAGTTTATGCTGGTAATGTTATTTATTATGATGAACATAATCATTTAGTTACTAAAAATGACAGAGTATTAAAGTCATTACCAAATAAATTTGATTATTTTCCTACTAATAGTTTTTTAGATGTTGCAGTAGAAGACGGTGATGAAATAATACATTTAGCTACAATAAACAGTAAGTTGCTACAATTTAAAAAGAATAAATTATTTGTAATAAACTGTCAAAGAGATCTTGAGTTTTTAGAAGTAGAGCTAGATTATAAAGGGTGTGAATATTCATATCACGTAACAACTGGTCCTGGATTTGTTGCTTGGTTTAATCGACAAGGCGTTTATATGTATGATGGTCAACGTTTATTAGACTTAGACTTATCTAAGTTTGGGCAAAGTCGTTTTACGAGCATATACGACAAATTAGGAGGTTCTATAGTAGATGCTGGATTTTCAGAAAGCATTATAGGATACTTGCCTGAGTCTAAAGAATTAGTAATTAGCAATCCGTCTGGTCAAATATTAAAGTATGATATTAAATCAGAAAGTTGGAGTGAAGGTAAAAACTTTGATAGTAATGCAGGTTCTTCCAATGAAACAACTAGAGCTTCAGACGCTGATATAACTAATTTTGTAAATATAAATAACGGAGATTTAGTATACGCTATAGAAAGAAACGATCAATCTCCTAATGACGGATCTAGATTGCGTAAATGGAATAATGAACCTGCTGCGTTTACAGCTAATGAACAAGTATTGTTTAAATCTAAAGAATATGATATGGATAGCCCTAGTGTTAATAAAAGTATTGTAAACATATACATTACCTACAAACGTGGTGAGAATGTATTAATTAAAGGATTTGGTGTACGTGTTGATGGTGCAGAGATTAGTGATAATTTAGTTGCTAATCAAACACAAGAATTAACAAATACCTCTTCAGGATTTCGGACACAAAAAATAAAAGTAAGTAATTCATTATTTAAGAATGTTACTTCTTTTGGTATTGAATTGTATGCAGATACTAGTGGTACAATACACAAAGATTTTACTGTAAATGATATACAGATAGTATTTAGAGAAAAGGTTGCTAGATGAAAAAAGGTTTTGGATCTGTAGAAGTTAGAAAACCTACGAAGAAAAAAACTAGACAAGGTCGTGGCAAAGGTACTAAATACGGTAATAAGTTAAGTAAAAAGTATTATAAAAAACGTAAAAGAGGACAAGGATAATGGCAAGCAAGAAAGATCCAAGATTAGCTAGAGCTGGAGTATCTGGTTATAATAAACCTAAAAGAACACCTGGTCATCCAAAAAAATCGCACGTAGTAGTTGCGAAAGTTGGAGACAAAGTTAAGACTATACGTTTTGGTCAACAGGGCGTTAAAACTGCTGGTAAACCTAAAAAAGGTGAATCAGCTAAACAGAAAGCACGTAGAAAGAGTTTTAAAGCAAGACACGCTAAGAATATAGCTAAAGGCAAAATGTCTGCAGCATATTGGGCTGACAAAGTTAAATGGTAAAGGAGTAGGATATGCCTTACGGAAAAGGAACATACGGAAGTAAAGTAGGTAGACCACCTAAGAAAAAGAAAACAATGGGCAAAAAAAGTGGCAAGAAAAAAAAGTAGAGTAAACGAAGCTGGTAATTATACTAAGCCAGGTATGCGTAAACGTTTGTTTGAGCAAATTAAAGCTGGTAGTAAAGGAGGCAAACCAGGACAATGGTCTGCACGTAAAGCACAATTATTAGCTAGAAGATACAAAGCAGCAGGTGGAGGATATAAATAATGGCTAAGGCTAAATCGCAACAAAGTTTAGATAGATGGACTAAACAAAAATGGCGTACAAAGTCTGGTAAACCATCTGCTGAGACTGGTGAGCGTTATTTACCAGACGCTGCTATAAAAAGTTTGAGTAGTAAAGAGTATGCTGCAACTACTCGTAAAAAAAGAAAAGATACTAAAAAAGGTAAGCAGCACAGTAAGCAACCTAAAAAGATTGCTAAAAAAACTAAGAGTTATAGATGAGACAAAGTATATTAGATATTTTAAAAGAACAATCTTCTAAGGTAACTGAAGTAGACAGTTCTATGGAAACACCTATAAAAGTACAATCAGAAGTACCAGATAATGGAGATGGATTTAGTGGTGATCGTGTTGTAGTAGAAAATGATGCTGGTAGTTTTTTATATATTAAAGTTGCTGATAGATGGATGAAAACAGATTTGGAGGAAGTATAATGGCAAATGGTAGTGATGAAAGAGTAACACCTAGTAGTATTGTTGGAGATACAATGCTGCGTATTGGTGAAGGTAATTTAGCAGATTCTAAAGAGTTTCAAGATAGTGCATTAGGACAAGCGTTATTTTATATACCTAGTATGATTATGGGTGCTAGAGTAGGTGGGCAAGTAGCAGAAACTATTCCTGCTATACAAGAAGGATTGCAAGAGGGATTTGAAGGTTTAAAAGAAATGTTTTCTCAAAGAAAAGCAAAAAGAGCTGAATGGAACGCTTTGCCAGATGATAAAAAAAGAGGTTACGGAAACTTTAGAAGGTATATTAGACAAACTCTTAGACAACGTACTCAAAAATCTTTACGTCAATTTCAAGCTGGAGATGATATAACTATAGATGGTCAAAATCTTGGTGAAAGAAAAATGAAAAACTTTCAAGACAGAATAAAGCTAAGAGCTTTTTATTTAAATGGCATGAAAGACTATTCAATAGACAATGAAGGTAGAACAGTTCAAAATACTCCTACTGTAAATGTAGGAAATATGTTTACATCTCAAGGTTTTAATACATATCAAAATCCTAGTGGATTAATTAATCAGTACAATCAACCAACTCCAGCATTACCTCAGGCTCCAGCAAATTCAATGGCAAATCAAACAACATCTGCCAACAATCAAAACATATTTCAAGGACCTGTTAGTGGAGCTAATACATCTATAGGTCAAGGATCACAAGCTTATTTAAATATGTTATACAACATGGCAAGCGGTGCTGGTAATAGTTTTTTAGAAATGTATAATTTTTACAACAATAATAGACAAGCAGTAAATACTGCTACTAAAAACTATATGGGAGCAAGATTTGGATATGGCTTTGGCAATAAATAAAAAAACATTTGAAGAAAAATTGTATGAACATATGAAACTTCGTGAAGGATATAAAAACGAAGTGTATCTTGATACATTAAATAAACCTACTTGTGGTATTGGTCATTTATTGACTGCAGCAGAACGTGAAGATTATCCAATAGGAACTGAAGTAGATGATTACAAAATTAAAGAATGGTATATGGAAGATATAACTATTGCATTACAAGCAGCTAAAAAACAAGCTACTATATTATCTACAGACGATGAACACGTTGTTATAGGATTAACATCTGTTAATTATCAGTTGGGTAGAAATTGGACGAAGAAGTTTCCTACTGCTTGGAAATGTTTATGTCATAAAAAGTATGATCGTGCTATTGATGAAATAATGTATGCAGACAAGGATTCGGGTAGACATTCACGTTGGTATAAACAAACACCAGTACGTGTAGAAGATTTTGTAAAAACAATAAAAAGATTAAAGGAGATACATAATGGCTGAAGAAATGAATAAAGAAATGGTGCAACCTGCTCAACAACCGCAGCAGGAAGAAGATGTTTTAATACAACAAATGGATGAGTTAGATAATTTAAAAAGAGAAATGTCAAAAGAATACGCACCATATTTTAAAGAATTAAATTGGTTAAAGGCTATTTCTCCTAATTTAGAATTTAAACCATTTGGTAACCAAGAGGAGGTAAAGTAATGGCTTGGGGATATGCAGTAGGAGCATTAGTTGGTGGTGTAATAGCACACGATGCTAAAAAAAGAGAACAAGCACGTCAACGTAGAGTTGCATCAGAGACTAGCAAAGGTATTTTAGATTTACAACCATTATATAGTGAATATAGGCAAGATGCAGCTACAATGGCTGGATTAAGATTTACTCAACAAGGATTACAGGTAGATCAAGCTAGAGCTGGATATATGGCTGATATGTCTGGTTATGGTAGAGCTGGTTTAGCAGGATATTCAAATCCAGAATTAGGTGATCCAACATCTAGATTAGCAGCTATTGGATTACAAGGTGAAGCAAGTTTATTACAGCAGTCACAAGCACTTGAACAACGTTTAGGTACTATAGATGCTGCAGAAAGACAATTAAGAGCACAAGCACTAGAGCAAGGAGTTAGTCTTCCTTCTGTAGAAGCTTTACAAATGCAAGATAATATTAAGAAAGGAAATGTAGTATAATGTCAAACTATCAAACAGATTTTTTAAATGCACTAAGTATTACTAGCAATTCATTGTCAGGATTAATGCGTGATATACGTGAACCTGATTTTCAAGAAAGAGTTAAAATTGAAGAACAATCTCAAATGAGACTTAATCAACAAATCCAAGACTTTAAAATGGAAGAGTTAGAAGATAGACAAGCATTTAGATTAACAGAAATGGACAAAGCAACTGAAGAAAGTTTAGAGCAATATAAAGGTCAAACAATAGTTAATTTTGAAGATGCAAAAGATAGAGATGAGTATTTCAACTTAAATCCTGATAGAGCTGAGCAAATGCAAAAAATTCAACAAGCTGTACAAGAAAGAGATACTGATTGGCTTAAAGATAATTACAAAGAAAATATGAAGTTGCAAAGAGATATTCAAATATATGCACAAAAACAAGGAAAAAAAGTTAATGAACAAGGTTGGATAAATTATTTAACATTTGGTTTGGCTGGTTACGAAGGTGCAGATAGAATACAAGCTGATAGAAGTGATTATTTTTATGATAAAAGCACTAATCAAATGGTTAGAAGAGGCGATGCTTTGTTTGAACAAAGAAGAAACCAAGAAGAAGTGTTAAAAGCTATTTATCAAGCATCTGGCGTAAGTCCTCAGTTCCAAGAAGAACATTCTTCTACGCAACAAGGATTTAATGCATTGTACGGTGGATTAAATACAGAAGATCCAGCAAGTATGTTAGCTGCTAGAAGTTTATTAAATATGCAAAACGATGGTTTGTATGCACAAATGGTAGTTGATAATCAAAAAGGATTTGCCATGAGAAATGTTTTAGAAAGCGGAACAACTCCTGAGTTTGATATTAATAAAATTGTAGGAAATGTTAGCAAAAATACTAAGAGAGATAGATTTTTTGGTCGTTCTCCTGAGCAAAGAATGGAGTTAGCAACTGCTACAAAGAATGCATATTCATCATCTTTAGGCTTAGCTACTATGCAAGCACAATATGCATTGCAAGATAAGTTCGGTGGTATTAACAGATCAAGACAAAAAGAAGCTTTGAAAGACCTAGTTGAAGCTAAAACATTAGCAGAGCGTTTAATGAAAGACACTAAGTTTGGTAGAACTTCTAAAGAAAATATAGAAAACTACAAACAGTATTACGGTGATTCTATTAAGATGTTAAATACCTGGATACAGGCATTACAACGATAAATGTTTAAACTAGACAACAGAATAACGCTACTTCAAAGAGAACTTGAAAGCGGTAGAATAGATGAATTTCAGTTTGCACAAGGACTTAAATCATTCTATGACCGTTCTCCTACGTCATTTGACACCCGTAGTTTGCGTTTTATGGAGACTAAAATCAATGAGGCAGGCTTACCCCTTACGGAAGGTAGACAAGGGCGTAGTGACGGAGTTTTAGCACAAACCGTATCTGGATTAATTGAAGGTTTTACAACGTTTGGTTTTGCAGATACGCCTGATACATCTACAGAACGTATTGCTAATAACATAGGACATTTGATTGGATTAGCACCAAGTTTAGTAGTATCAACTATTACTGGTGGTAGAGCTGCTGCTGGTGTCGTAAGTCGTGGACTAAAAGAAAAAGCTAAGAAAAGCGGCAATAAACGTTTAGAGAAAGTAGCAGAACGCATAGATCTTAAATCTCAAGACTGGCAAAATAGCAATCTAAAAATACAAAAAGCTATGGATAGGTTTGCTAGAGCTACAAAATTAGCATCACCTATGCCAACAGGCATTGATCCAGCTACTGGACAAAAACTATATGGTGTAGTATCTATACCTGGATTAGCAGCTAACTTTATACAGAAACAAGCTACAAAAGGTTTACATAACAATAACATAAGAGTTTTAGAGTATATGAACAAAGGTATACTCAAAAGCAAGTACATAGATAAAGCAGCAGTAGAAAATATTGTAAATCAGTCTATACATTTAAGTTTGTTAATGGCTATGTCTGCACAACCTTATGGTACTAGAGGTGAAGGATTTAAAGGGATGGCTATGGCTGGTGTACATGGTGCTGTAGCAGGTAGTATATTTGGTACTATAGGTGAGTATGTAAGTATTGGTAGAATGTTAGGTAGTAGCAATGCAGTAGTTCGTGGTTCTGGGGAAAGAGTAGTTCGTGGATTTGCTAAAGCATTAGGAACGCAACCTAATAGAATAGACCAATACAATACTATTAACTTTATTATGCGTGGTGGAGCAGGTGTTTCTTATGGTACTGTTACTTCTGAGTTAAATGATTTACCACTAGAAGACCAGATATATGAAACATTAATGGCTGCATTCTTTAGTGTAAATAGTAGAGCATCGTTTGAGAATAGAGCTACAAGAGATATTTATAACTCTATGAATGCAATACCAAGAGATTACAATATGAAGAAAGCTAGAAATTGGCTTACTGAACAACCTTGGTATCAAAATGAAAGTCCTGAGTATCAAGCATACTGGAGTAGATATTTAAAAAATATACAACAACAACAAATAGATTATACTGTAAATCAATATAGTGATATTATATTAGCATATGCAGAAACATATAAAGAGTTAAAAGAAAAAGGTATTATTACTCCTGAATTAGAGCAGAAAGCTAAAACAGATCGTAAAGCTAAAGAAAAAATATTAGGAGAAATGTACGATGCCTTAGATAAACAAAAGGCTGAAATAGAAGAAAGCATTATAGCTAATCGTACAGAAAAGCAAATAGGCGATACAGAGCAAGTTGCTAAAGATATTGAACAGAAAAAATTTAGATTAGATTCTATTACATTAGAAGACGGTAGAACTATTGAGTATCAAATACAAGAAGTAGATCCGTTGTCTGAACATTTACCTAAACAAAAATCATTAAAAGATATTTTTATAGATGTAAAACGTAGAAACAAAGACGCTAGTGTGCAGGACTTACACAATATGTTTAAGAAAACTATTGATAATGTAAACTATGATATTAATGCTTTTGTAAAAGAAGTGTCTGGTAGATATAGAATTACTGTAAGTGATAAACAAAAAAGAGAACTAATACAAACTGCACATTATTTAAAAGAAATAGATCGTTTTCCTATTGCTAGAATTTACATTGTAGGCGAAGGTGCATTGTCGAAAGATAAAAATTTAGAACCTACGTTAGAAAAAGAAGCACCTGAAACAGATTCTTATGATAAACCTATCGGTGGTAGTAAAGCTGGTAACTCTACACACGGTTCTAGTCGTGTAAATAAAAATAATGATTTTAGTACCAAAGAGGGCGATACATTACATTATGACTATGAATATTTAACTGCACGTATTTTAGAGCGTTATTGGGATCACGCATCTAACTCTTATAAAAATAGACCAAGAGTTAAAAATGTTGCACCATTGTCTGTAGATATTTTTAGATATATACCTGAAGGTAAAACAGATAGCAAAGGTAATCGTATTAGACCGTTGCAATTAGCAGAACATATGACTGATAAACAGTTAAATAATATGGCTAAACAGCTAGAAAAAGAAGGTGCATTTATTTACGCTGCTAATGGTGAAACTGGTAGAATACAAGTTAGAGCATATCCTTGGAAAACAAATACAAAGTTAAAAGATATTAAAGCATTAAATAACTTTTTAATTAATGAATTAAAGATACCAGTTACTAAAGCTAGATATAAAAGTAATATTGCTACATTAATGTGGCGTATGCAAGAAACAGGATTAATTAGATTGGGTGAAATGCCTACTAAAGATTTAATACGTGAATGGGTTAAAACAGAACCGTATGAAAGTGTAACTAAATTCCAAAAACGTACCAAGCATCATTCTGGTATTGAGATAGCATTAAATCCAGAATACTTTGCTGGGTACAAGAATTTAACAAGAACACGTCAAGTAGATATGGACGTATTTAATCCTAAGAATTTTACTGATATTAAATTATCTCTAGATCCTTTAGTAATAGAAAAATTTTTAAATGACAAACGTTATACAGATATTGATATGACACCAATATTTGAGAACACTTATATTACGTTGTATGGTAAACGTTCTAGTAAAGCTAACAATGATTTGTATGAACAGTTTGCTAAAGATAATCCAGAATTAATACAACGTGTTGAGTCACATAATAAAAAAGTTTTAGAAAGTATTGAATCTGGTAAGTATCGTTTACAAGATAAGTTTAATGATATAGGATTTAACAAATTAAAATCTATACCAGAGTATGAACCTTTAAGTCAAATATCTATGAGTAGATACTTACGATTTGAAGGAGATACATTTAACCATATTGTTATAGAAGATTTACCAAGTAGTGTAAAAGATATGGGTAAAGCATTAAAAGAAAACAATTCAGGTACAGATGGTGTAACTATGACACACCAAAGGTTAGCTGAAATTATTAAAGAGAATTATGGATACGATCCTCGTACAGGAGTATTTAAAACATTAGGATTATTTAGACCAGAGTATGGTGTTCGTGGACAGATTATTAATAAAACAGCTGATTTTGAAATGGATAGTTATTGGCAAACATTTGCAGAAAAACACAATTTAGATAAAATACATTATGTTTCTGGTATTAAAGAGGCTACTAATATAAAACCAACTAAAGTTCGTTGGAATGAAAAAACTAAAGAGTTTGAGTTAGTTGGTAAGTTAAATGTATTTAAATCTAAAATAGAAGATAATTACTTGAATTTAAATGTGTATGAAAACTTTGAAAAGATAGGTAATCAAAAACTATTGCAGCAGGTTATGTCTAATATGAACACATTTGAAATGGACCCGAATACCAAAGTAGGTAGAGATTATTGGAATAAATGGGAAGAATTAGTTTCTAAAGCAGCAGCTGGTGATCCTAAAGCTACAGCATTAGCTGAAAAAGAATATTTAGGTAACAAAGAATTATCAGGTAGAATAGACGATATAAGCATTAAACTGTTAGATCAAATACTGTTTGAAAGACCTGATAGTAAAGCAGCACAAAGTATTATTAAACAAATTTTAGAAATAGAACGTTTATCTGATTTTGATAAACAAGCGATGCAGGAATGGACTGATTATAGAACTAATACATACAATAGACAGTTAGTAGAAGACTATTTGATTGATACAAATTTTGATCCTGGTACATACTTGAGACCTGGTGTTAGAGAGTATATTAATGAAAGAGTGCAGCAATATGTAGCTAAAAGACTTACTAGACCACGTATTAAGCACTCATATAGCTCTAAATTGGGCTTATATGACGTTTTAATTAGTGGACGTAAGCAAAAGTACTCTAAAGCTAAGAAAGGTCTAGCAAACAACGAATTTATGATGAATGAGGGTGCAAGAGATGTTGTAGAGGTTACCGTATACGAAGGTACGAAAAACGAAAAAACAATGACACTTGGCAAGTTTTGGGATACTTGGGTAGAAATGAAAGAGAATCCTACAACAAAAAGAGCACAACGTGATTTTGAAGAGTATGATTTTGTACGTAAAAACGTAGGATTTATACGTTCACCTATGATTAGTAATGGTGGTTTTCGTATAGGAGAGTTTGTTGGGTTTGCTAAAACACGTAAAGGTATATCATTAATTACCAACGAATACAATGACTTTATGATGTCTGGTGCTGATAAAGATATTGACTCTGCACATATGTTCTGGGGACTACCAAAAGAATTGACTGCTGCATATAAACAATCTTTTATACAAGACCAATTAGTTCGTAAAAAGAATGGCAAAAAAGATACAGTAGATTTGAAAGATCCAGAACGTGGTAGAGAACTAGCTAATGCAGAACCATCAGAAAGTAAAGGAAAAGAAGCACATTTAGCAGACATATTAGATACAAGAGCTAAGTTAAGAAATGGTAAAATATCAACTATGTCTCAAGATTCTATTGGTTTGATTACTAATGGTGTTAATCAGATTTCATTAGAGTTAGATATTAATAGACAGCTTGAAGACAATACTCCACGTACAGATACTAAAATTAAAAGTAGAATGCGTGATAATTATTTAAATGCATTTAATGAATTAATTATTGATAGAAATGTTATGTTAAATACCTACATTGATGCTGCAGATTTGTCTAATATAGATTTACCTATTGTAGCCTTACGTAAAATGCGTGGTAAATATGAATGGATGTATGAAGGTGCTGAAAGCGGTGAAATGTTAGCACGTAGACAAGCTATTAAAAATATGCATAAACTTGTATTTGGTAGTAGACGTAAAACAGATATGCCTTTAGATGTTCAAGAAACTGCTATACATTATCTTGAAAAGACACAAGACGCTAAGTCATATTTGGGATTGATTGCAGATCAATACATTGGATTACGTTTAGAGTTAAATCCTTGGAATAGATTTAGTAAAGAACAAAGCGTAGCATTGTTAAAAGATATTTCTGAACAAATTATTAGTCATCCAATATATCGTAAAGTAGGTATAAAAGATTTTTCAGAACATTTTATGAAAGGATTAAATCCTAAAGAGTTTGATAACATAGTAGAATATGAAACATTTTTATGGAATAAACTAAATCAGGTAATTGATTTATCTTCTGCATTAAAAAAGTCTAATGACTTTAAACAATATGCAATGAAAGAATTAGAAATGACTAGTGAGTCTGTAGATGATTTTATTACACAGGTAGTAGAGCTTACATTTGAGCAGCGTAATAGATTATACCAATCATTTACAAACGACCAGAAATATTTTAAAAAACATAACAGACGTTCTTATGGTGATCAAATAGCTTACACTAAAGTTATATTAAGAGAACAATTACAGGAATTATCTAATAGAAGAAAAGAAGAAGGAAAGCCATTACCAAAAGAGGCGTTTAATAGAGTAGAAGATTTGTTTGATGTATTTTATATAGCAACACCATTAATTAAATCAGATTTTGTAGGATTTAGAGGTGAGAATCGTTTTGAGTTCTTAAGAAGAGTAAATAGTAGAATTAATGAACTATTAAAAGAGAAAGAACAAAAAGAAAAGCTTGGTGAGTTCTTTAACAAATCAGATAGATTAGAAGGACTATACAGACTTAGAGGTTCTTTACAAGCTGAGTTTACTGGACAGTTACCTGATCGTGAACAGACTTGGGCAATACGTGCTAGAAATAAAGAGTATATGTCTAAAGCTAGATATGAAATATTAAAGCTATCACAAGAATCTAGACAACAACGTATTGATAAATTACGTCAAGAATTAGAGTTAGATAAGTTTGAAGAAGTTATAATGGACGATTTGAATGTGCCACCAAAAGGTAGGCAATCTAAAATAGACGCAAAGCCTGGTCAAGAAGTTGTACTCAAAACAAAGAAAATGGTTCCCGATTTAATTGATTTAGATATTCTTACAGATCCAGCTAAGTTAGATGCTTTGATAGAAAGCTTACAGCCATTAAAGCAATCGCAAACACCACTACTAAGAGAAAACTTAAATGAGTTTAAAAATTTAATTTATTCTCAGACAGCAGTTGGTAATGAAAAGCTATTGTTTAATTTACCAAGTGAGTATTCATTTTTCTTAAAACGTATTGATAGAACATCAGACTTTATACAAAATATAGACGGTACTCGTTTTGGATTTTTTATGAAGATGATGAATAATAAGTATGGTAAAGAAGACGTGTTAACAAAAATTAAACGCAATAAAGAGTTATTACAAGAAGCTGAAAACACTCTAAAAGCTGATATTACTAGAGATATACCGTTAGATACTTTTGATGAGTTCTATAAAAAACGTGCTAAAGAAAATACAAAAGAAGAGTTTATGAATATATCGCAGCAATACAAAGTGTATGTAGACAGCTGGGCTAAAGGTAATTCTAAATTAGTAAATGAAGTTGCAGATAAAACTGAAGCTAAAATATTAAAAGATTCTGATACTATTGTTTACGGATACAATGAAAAGACACAGAAAATACAAAAGTATAACAGTAGAGAAAGTTTTGAAAAACAAAACAATAAGTATCCATATTTACAAGAATTAGAACCTTTTAGATTATCTGAGTTAATTACTAATGAAATTAATGCATTAAATCCTAGCAGAGCACACTTGCGTGATCCTAAAAAATTAGACCAAGTGCTTGGTATTTATCAAAGACTTAATAAAGAACTAGCACCGTTTGAGCAGCGTTTACAATTTGATAGAGTATTAAAGTTTAATGAAAAGACTGGTCAAATGGAAGAGTATGGTATTACTGTGCCTACATCTACATTAAAGACTGTAGCAGAAACAATATATCGTTTACACGTAAATGCTAATCAGTTAGCAGACTTTAATACAAAGTATGTTGGATTAATAAAGAAGGTATTAAACGAAAGTCAAAAAGGTTATAAAGACCATGGTAATGCATTATGGGAATATGCATCAGTAAAACATACATTAGGTAATGATAATCTTGGACCAAAGAAAGGTCAAACAACCGCTGAAGAGCAGGTAGATTTAATTAAACGTTTAGAAAAAGCAGAATCTGAGATTAAAAAAATCAACCAAAAATTTTATTATACTAACTCAAAAGGTGATCGTGTATATGTAGAACCTTTAGAGTATGCTAATATAATTAGAACTGAAGTAATACAACCTATCATGGAATACTCTTTGAATAGTATGATTAAGAGTAATTATAAAAACATTGGTAAATTGTTTGAGCAGCAAACTACATTTCCATTAGAGTTCTTTTCTAATACTACATTACCAGAAGGTCATCCAAAGTATTGGCAGCAACGCATGGCACAATTGTTTTTAAACAAACACGGATTAATTGAAGTACGTAGATTGTTATGGTTTGACAAGACTGTTCGATTACAAGCAGATAAACAAACTGGATTTGATGTACAAAAGAATCACTTCCATTACGATGATATGGTATGGATTAAGTTTCATTTAAACTTACGTGACCACATTCTTGATAAGTATTCTGATTATGTAAACAATAATGGTTCATTAGATTGGAATGCATTAAGTAGAACGAAGATAAAAGAAAATAAAAAAACTATTAGTATGGCTGACAAGGTTCGTAAAGACATTAGAGCATTTACTGGCAAGTATGGTGAATGGTCAAGTGAAGTTGGTAAGTTTGCAGAAGATGGCGTATCCGATAGATTCTTTCCACAAATGGGACAAATGGATACTAAACTTAATAGAAAGTTTATTGAAGAAGTATGGTTACCATCTGAGAAAGAACGTATTATGGCTAAAACAAACTACAAGCAGCTTACTGATGCTAAGCTTGTAGAAGATGT